GCGGCTTCGCGTGAACGCATGCGCGGAACCCATCAGGAGAGATGGATGAGTGGTTTAAGTCGCACGCCTGGAAAGCGTGTGTAGGTTCATAGCCTACCGGGGGTTCGAATCCCCCTCTCTCCGCCAAAAATGCCCTAAAGCCCCTATGAAGGGGCTTTTCTTTTTGCCCCTACCCACACTCCTACCCACACACCTAAACGGCCTGGTTTTTGACGCCGCGCGGCAGATTTTCCTGCCACTGCGCCAGCTCCTGCTCGTCCCAGGCGACCGCGCGCGGGCCGATCTGGACGGGCTTAGGGAAGGTGCCGGCCTTGATGCGTTCGTAGATCACGGTGCGCTTGATCCCGACCAGTTCGATGACGGCCGGCAGGCGCAGGAATTTTTTCGGTGCGTTCATTTGTCAGCCCCTACACGTTTCGTTTTTCGTTGGCGCTTCTCGGCCGGCGCCGCCATCGCCATGTCGACCGCGGCGTCGAGGTCGTCTCCGTCGAGCAGGGTGGTGACGCGGCCTGCCTGGTCCAGGCTGGCCACCATGGGCGCAGCCACGCCAAGCATGCCGTCGGCCTTGTCGCGCAGCCAGCGGTAGCGCGCGGCGTCATGCTGCGGGTCGAGCAGCGCCTGCGCGTTGAACTGCCTGCCGCCCATCACGATCAGCTTGCCTGGGTCGCCTTGGGCCTTGGCGCTGGCGCTGGCCCTGCGCAGATCCTCGGCGATCTGGGTGACGGCGCTAGTGTTCGTGCCCACCACTAGGCCGGGCGCTGGGCCAGTGTCCATGCGGGTTTCCGGCGAATGTGCGTGCATCAGGTGGCCACCCTCGCGCCCACCCTGGAAAAGGTCGAGCGCGCTCATGCCAGTTGCCCCGCGTCGAGTCCAGACAGCAGGCCTTCGATGACGGCCTGGGCCTGTACGCAGGTGGTGGCCACGTCGATGTTCCCGCCGGCGGCGTGGCGCGCCAGATCGCGCTGCACCGCAGTGATCTCAGACACTTTGACACCGGTCTTCGGCAGCGCCGACTCCTGCTCCGGGCTGATGCCCTCACGGCTCCTGACGAAGGCTGCCCACAGGCTCCAGTGCGCGCGCACCTCTGTCGACAAATAGCCGAACTCGTCCCGCGCGAGCGCGCCTGGCAGCCAAGGGCCGCTTTTGCCGATTGCCCACGCTTCGAACTTTTGGCGTTCAACCTCAATTCCTTCGAACGGCTCCGGTTCACAGTACGAGGGGCCATCCGATGGCGTTTCGATGAAGTCGGTCATGTGCTTGTTCATTTCGTGAAGTTCTCCAGTACGGTCAGGACGATCCCGGCCAGGCCGTCCAGCGCGAGGCCGGCCAGCAAGATCAGAGTAACGAACCCGGCCTCGGCGGCCGACTTGCTGCGCGCCAGGCGGACGAGTGCCGGCGCAGTGGTGCGGTGGACGGTGTAGCCGGTCATTGCGCACCTCCGTTCGAGTCGGCAAGGGGAAGCGCGCCTTGCTGCTGCGGTGGCGCATTCGCGCGCAGCAGCTCGCCGATGCGCGCCACGCCGGCGGCGTTATACCGGAAGCTCGGCATCTGTTTATTTGAATGCTGCGACTTGTCCATGACGAACTCCCCGTACAGACCGACCTTGAGTCCGTGTGCGTTCGCGATCTTGCCGACCGCATTGGCGCTGACGTTGAACTTGGCGCCAACCTCCGTCGCACTCAGGAGGTTCTCCACGGTAGGTAACGGCACCACGTCCTGGCCGGCGGCGGCGTTCACCAGCTTGGCGTAGATGGTCTGTTTCGCGGCCTGGCCTAAGCTCGGGAAGAGGGCGCAAATCGATTCGGCCGTCTTTGCGTTGCTGGCGATTGCCCGGGACATGCGGAATGCTGAGAGGGCGGGGTCGACACCAACCTTGCGCTGAGCAGAGTGCGGCAGCGTGCCGGACTCAAGTGCTGCCAGCCGGTCATAGACGCGCGTCTGCACCTTGAGCGATTCGCTCATCACCATCAACTCTGCCTCACGTTTCGGCAGATGGTAGCAAGGCCGCTCCTGCCCGTTGCCGCCGAGGTAGACGCCCCGAAAATTTGGGGCGTCGATACCAGGATGCTTCTCGATCTTAGCCATGAAGTGGTCATGACGGAGCACGGTGAAATCGCCGCCAGCTGCCTCAGCCTTCCGCTCCTCGTTGATCACGTCAACGATCTCGAGGCTGGACATCGTTGGGGTCCTTTTTTCGAGGGAGCTCATGCCCTGTCTCCTTGCTTGCTCAGCGTAAAGCGAATCGACGATTGAAGTTCCCCCAGGTACTGCGCCTGAACTGCCATCGCCGAAAGCAGATGTCCAGTCTTCGAGATCAGGTCGCTGTTGACTTCGTCACCGGTGTTCGTGCTTGCAATGAACAGCAGTCGACCGATCGCATCAATTCCGTCGATCAACGCATGGTTGTAATTGGCTGCATGTGCATCAGCAGCGTCAAGGACTTGCAGATCGTCGCTCGTCAGTTTGGCCGACTCGAAGCGAGCAGGCAGCTTTTCCAGCAGGTCGCACAGCTCGTAAGGTGCACGCTCGCCGTTAATGAAGAAAGGGTTCGCGCTGCTCATGCTTGTTCTCCCTCGTGCGATGCCTCGTTGATCTCTTCGATACGTTCAAATGCCGCATCGCTCAGCAAGCCCAGAGCTGCGATAGCGAGGAGGCGCAGACGGTCGCTTTCTTCGGCATTCAGCAGCGGCTGTTCGTTCAACTGGACTTTGTTCGAATTTCGCTGCTCGATGTGCAGGATGGTGCGAGCGCCTTCGCAAATGTCGTAAACCACGCCGACGAACAGATGATCTCGACTTTGAGGTACCTTCGGCCCGAACCACGAAAATGGCTGGTGGACTGCCGCTGGGGGCATTGCCCTTGCTGTTTCCTTAGTGTTACTATCAAGATTCGCCATTGTCTTTCTCCAAAGTTTAAGGGCGTAAGGGGCCATCCGGTGTTAGCGCACCGGGTGGCTTTTTTGTTTCTGGTAAGTAGGCTTCAACTACTTGAAACTACTTTATCAGTACAATAAAATAGTTGTCAATAGTTTTCGTGCAGTCGAAAAAAAAGCGCCGGTGAGGCGCTTTAGTAAGAGAAGGCGGACGAGCTATTGGTCGGGATACTCGTCAATTTCACTTGTGCTGAGGAAGTCGGCGATGTACTTGGCTGCCTGCTCCGGGGTCTCAACAAAAAACAACTTGATTCCAAGCAGCTCAGCATCAGCTACGTAAAGCATAACCACAGAACGCGCAAAGGCATTGTCGCTTGCAACAGCAGAGCCAGGCGTGGTCTCCGGTGCTCGGACGACCACAATCTGCTTCATTTGAGTTCCAAGAGAAGCCCTCATGACAGCCGCACTCCACAACGCAGACGCAATCTGATGCCCATTTAACGCAGCGCGATAGCTCATAGGATGAACCAGGCGTAAGCAGAAGTCATCAGCAACGATATCGAGCAGCCAAGCACGTTTGTTCGGGCCGCTTACTCGTACATGTGTCTGAACCGAGCCGACGAATGTCTGGAGTAGTTCGCTGAGTTCTTTCGAAAAAGCCTGTGAAAACGCTGTATGACGAGCCCTTTGCTCCGCTGCCTCATGGATCGGTTCGTGCACTGCCTTCACCGTTGGAGGCAACATCCTCTGCGGTTGTAATTCCTCAAGCTCCGGTTCAGACGCCGGTATCTCAGTCAGTTCGATCAGTTTTTCTGGATCCATTCCAAAGATCTGAGCCAAGGAATTTAGCCTCTTTCCTCTCGGTACTGCCAAGTCACGTTCCCACTGCCCAACCGCTGCCTGGGATACACCTATCCGATGAGCGAGTTCCTGTTGGCTCAGTCCCAGTCGTGTCCGTTGAACCCTTATTGCTTTGCCTAAAGTTTGCATTTCACCACCGTTTAGTTGTGATAAGAAGTTTAAAGCATAGATTCGTTGTTGTCACTACTCATCGGTTTTAAAATACACTTGTTATAACTACTTATAACTTGTAATATGGTCTCAAGCTTTGAGGGGAATCGTGTATGGAACAACTGACTGGCATCGAAGATGCAATCACGGCTGCGGGAACTCAGCAGAGGCTAGCGGACCGATTGGGAGTGACTCAACAGGCTGTGAACAAATGGTGTCAACGCGGCTGGGTGCCGCTTGAGCGGGCCGCAGAGATCGAGGCTCATTTTCACATCCCACGTTCGCGACTGGCCAATCCAAAGATCGTCAGCTTGCTGTTGAGCGCTGATAAGCAAACGACCGAACGCTGAATTTACGAGAGTTGTCACTAGCGCGCTTTTCTGGCGCGTAGGGCCTCTTTACGCCCAAATTTTGGAGAGCAGCATGGCATTCCCCACCGCGACACGCGCCGGCCAGGCCGACGCATCCCGCATAAGCGGCACAGCGCCGCTGCCAGGCGATGTCCCGCCGTTAGCAGCGCGCGCATACCTTCTCAAGTGCCCAGGTACCGACCTCGTGTCGTGCACCTCGTGCGCGCGGCGCTTGGCGCCGGCCGCCGACGTCGGGCAGCGCTGGATTGAGCCGGCGCCCGTCGGCGCCTGCGGCTATTACGCGAACGTCGACGAGGTCGCCTGGGTCTACGGGCATGGCCCGCTGCGGGCAGAAGCGCCCGACACCGGCCGCCCAGGTGACGGCCAAAAATGAGCACGCCCCAGCTTGAAGACGGATACGTCCGGATCGCGAACGACTTGTTGGAAGCGCTGCTGGCCGCCAGGCTAACCGCGAACCAGTGGAAGGTTGTTCTGGCCATCATCCGCAAGACCTATGGTTACAGCAAAAAGGAGGACGACCTGTCCGCCTCTCAGATCGCAAGCATCTGCGCGATGAATCGTACGCACGTCACCGAGGTGCTGAATCAACTGGCGCGCATGAACGTCATCAACAAACGGCCAGGTGTCCACGGCAGCATCGTATCTATCCAAAAAGACTCCCGTCACTGGATCGCGGACGAGAAGCCTGACGACGGAACCCCGAAGCGAATCATCGTGAAGACGGCGGATAAACATTACGTCTACCGGGTGACGCTGCCAGCGACTGGCGAATTCTACATAGGAGTCCGCAGCTGCAAATGCCATCCAAATCAGGATCGTTATGTAGGTTCAGGCAACTGGATTTCGACCGTCCCGAAGAGCGATCTCGTCAAGGAGGTAATTCAGATTTTTGAAAATCGTCAGGAAGCCGAAATCGCAGAGGTGGAACTCATTCGCCAACATGCTGGCGATAGCCTGCTGCGGAATTCGACCTGCTATCTGACCTCAGCCGTGCTTGAGCCCGTCCTGTCCAAATCCTGTCCTAATAGGACAGACTTTGTACAGGGTGGACAGAAAACTGATTTTGCTAGGACAGACTCTGGACAGGTCGATAGGACAGACTCTGGACACACAAAAGACAACCTTCCAAAAGACAACCACCAAAAGAAAAGTTCTTGCGCTCCGGCGGTCGGCGAGCGTGGCGAAAACGAAACCGGCGAGGGCGACATTCCGCCAGCTGGCAAGCCTCAGCGCCGCACAGCCGACCAGGTGCTGGCTAGGTTCGAGCGCTTCTACGAGGCCTATCCCCGGAAGCGATCGCGCAACGACGCCGTCAAGGCGTTCACGAAGCTCAATCCCGACGACGCTCTGCTCGAGCAGATCCTGGCCAGCCTGGAGCAGGTCAAGGCATCGGGCGAGTGGAGCGATCCGAAGTTCATTCCCTACCCGGCCTCGTGGCTCAATGCCGCCGGCTGGCTCGACGAGGTACAGGCCACGTACAGCGCCGACGAGGTCGCCGTGATCAGCGCCTTCAACGACGTGCTGGGCGCCCAGCTGGGCGACGTGTCGACGTCGATCTTCGTGCCGGCGCGCGCTGCGGCGATCAGGGAGTTCGTCACGTTCTCGCAGAAGCCGGGCTTCGTCGAAAAGTTCTTCCCCTGGGTGCGCGACAACGCGGCCATTCCGCCGCGCGCAGGGTTCGATTGGATCATCAGCCGCAAAGGCTTCGCCGACATCAGCGGCGGTCAACACGGAAAGAAAGCAGCATGAGCAACATGGCAGACCACAACCCCATCCCGCAGTCAATCGAGGCCGAGCAGGCCGTGCTCGGCGCGCTGCTCAAGGTCAACGACGCCGTCGACAAGCTGGGCGACCTGCAGGCGAAGCACTTCACGCGCGACGACCACCGCGCGATCTACACCGAGATCCTGGCGCTGATCAAGCAGGGCCAGGCCGCCGACCCGGTGACTGTCTGGGCTGCGCTGCAGGCCCGTGGCGGCTCGTTCATCGAGGGCCTGGGCGGATACCTCATCAAGCTGTCGCAGAGCGTGCCGAGCGCCGCCAACGTCAGCCGGTACGTCGACATCGTGGTCGACCGGGCGCTGCTGCGCGGCGTGATGCACGTGGCCGACTCGATCAACGGCCTGGCCCAGAACACGAAGGGCAAGTCCGCCGACGAGATCCTGGATGCGATGCAGTCCATGGTGACCAGCCTGGCCGAGCGGCGCGTGCGCAACGAGCCACGGATGATCCGCGACGTCTTGCAGGGCGTGCTGGAACAGATCGAGAAGCGGGCCGAGGGCGAGAGCGGCGCCATGCCCACCGGGATCGCGCCGATTGATCGCCTGTTCAACGGCGGGCTGCGTCCTGGCCAGCTGATCATCGTCGCCGGCCGCCCGTCGATGGGCAAGACCGCGCTGACGTCCGATATCGGCCTGAACATGGCTGCCGACGTCAGCGTGCTCAACTTCAGCATGGAAATGGAGAGCCAGGAGATCGCGGCGCGCGCGCTCTCCAACCGCGGCCGCGTGCCGCTGGCGTCGATCCTGGGCGACATGTCCGGCGCCGAGGACTGGCCCGGGGTGACCACCGGCTGCATCAAGCTCGACAGCCTGCGGTTCGCCATCGACGACACCCCGGCGATCTCACTGCTCGACCTGCGCATGAAGGCGAAGGCGTGGAAGCGCCGCCACGGCCTGGACGTCATCATCGTGGACTACCTGGGCCTGATGAGCGGCGGGGAGGGCGAGAAGCGCCACGAGCAGATCGGGTCGTATTCGCGCGGCCTGAAGGCGCTGGCCAAGGAACTCGGCGTGGCCATCATCGCGCTGGCCCAGCTCAATCGCGCGGTCGAGGGGCGGCCCGACAAGCGCCCTGTGCTCTCCGACCTGCGCGACTCGGGCGAGATCGAGCAGGACGCTGACATCGTCATGCTGGTGCACCGCCCTGAAATGTACGAGCCGGAGAACACCGAGCTGCGTGGCTTTGCCGAGGTGCTGGTGCGCAAGCAGCGCAGCGGCGCGCTGGGCGACATCCAGCTACGCTTCGAGGGCGCGACGTGCCGCTTCGAGCCCTGGAGCGGCTGCCCACCACAGGCGGCGCCCGGCCGTGGTCGCAGCAGCCCGAGGTTCGAATGACGCGCCCGGCCATCCTGGTGACCCTGCCATTTCCCGACCGGCGCCTAAACCCGAACAACTCGAAGGGGAAGCACTGGGCCTCGACCGTGGCGCTGCGCAAGTCGGCCCGCGCTGGCGCCGCGCTGCTGACCCGGGCCGCTGCCGCCGGCCAGGGCTTCGAGCCGGGCGCCGAGTTGGCGCTGGTGATCACGTTCGTGCAGCCCGACCGCCGCGCGCGCGACCGCGACAACCTGCTGGCGGCGTGCAAGCCGATGCTGGACGGCGTGGCCGACGCCCTGGGTGTGAACGACAGCCAGTTCGAGCCGGTGACGATCCGGCGCGAGTACGGGAAGAAGCCGGGCGCGGTTAGGATCGAAATCGGTAGGGCGAAAAAAAGCCCTCTGACGGGCTTTTTAGATAATCAAACTTGGAAGTTAGCTTCTTGCGGCTAGTGACCCATTACTAGCATCAAAATCGTTTAACTTCTCTACCATAACCTGATACGTTGCAAACTGATTTTGCGCCTCTGACTGAGAAAAATTATCATCAACTTCATAATCTGCGAGAGACCTAACCTTTTTCATGGCCTGCAACACGTATGCTACTGATTTAGATTTTCTGGTGTTGTGTCGCATGAAGCGATCTACAACCCGGGCATGGCTTCCATAATGGAGATGATCATTTTCCGGGCAGATATGCATACTCAGTTGTGCTCGGTGAAAAGCGGCATAATAAGCACGGCCAGCACACATCCGCCAATCGATCTCAGCGGAGGAGTCCGCCAATCCAGCGGCAAACGAAGCAAAATCAATATGAGAAACGCTCATATTGTTTCCTTTTCCAAAGGACGCATTGTCTTCATATCATTGAACGGTCTACACGAGATGGTAATGAATCCGTTCTTTGTGTCCTCAAATTTTTCGACCAGCGCATCGGCGATATCGAAATTGAGGTGAGCGCACACCATCGTGTCCGCATCGACATGCAAATTATAGATGAGAGAGCCGTCCCGAATGTGCGTTCGAGACGTTCGAAAAACTTCACATCCCTCGCCTCGTACAGCTTCGACTGCCGTCTGAATGAGGTCAGCAATATCTGAATCAGTGAAATTATGTTCTTCAGCCATTTTGGGGGCAGACATTAGGAGTGAACGTCTTGGGCCTACTTCCGAAACTGCCTGGCTCGATAAATTATCGTATCGTTTCAGGGCGCGGCTTGCTAACTGATATTGTATAAAGTCGCACGCATGAACAATAATATGAGTCAATGATGACTTATCGTCAGGATGATCAGTTAACATACGTTCCATTAATTCGATAGCATCGTAGACGCAGCAGAAAATTGCGAAAACGCTTAATGCGTTTGCCTGAATCACTGAATCGCGGGGTGCGAGCTGAAGCGCATTCTTAACAGCAGATATCGCCGACGCCCGGTCATGTTTTGCTGCAGCTAGAAAACCTTTAACCATGTGAAACTCAGCAGGCGAAATAGATTTCGACTCCCATTGCTTCTCTATCGCCCGGCCGAGCTGGCGAAGCTTCAAGTCATTAACTTGAAAAGCGTCCATCTCCGCGGCGATGTCGAGAATAATCTGGTTAATCTCAAGGTTCTTCAGTGGTGCAGCCATATGTCTTTCGTTCTAATCGCTAATGTCAGAAGGCGATTGGTTTTTTGATCCCTACGAATACGAGCAAAGCTGCTCAAGCATTTCGTAAAAGGCGAATTTTCCGTAGTTCGGGGACGCGTAATTATCCGCGCTACCTAATGTGGCTGTGGATAACTTCGAATTTTGACTTTGTTCATTGAGCGTCGTCCTGCGGCGGGCGACTTAGAACATGGCTGAAGTCTACATCAAATTTGCTGTATTTGCTGCCTGTAACGTCTCTTTTCGTATCATGACGTCTCTTCTTGAGCCATGGACGACCCGATCAATTTTCCTGCGGATCACTTAGTGCAACCCCTATGGATGACCACTAGCATACGCTTGCAATTGATTGCAATGGATGACCTGGATCAGCTGTGAGGTTCCCTGACAACAATGTAAAAAATAAACATTTTCCACTGGTCAAAACTTGCTCAGCCGTGCTACGCTCACTCGGTCGTCTTTCGCTGAAGATTAAATCATGGGATTCGCAGACCGTTATATCCACGCACTGAGCGCGCCGAATCTCAAGGACGACGAGCGCCACCACCAGACCGAGCCGCTGCTCGCCGCGGCCTTTGCTGCTGCTGAGGTGTCGGGCGATCTCGGCCCGCTGCTGCACCGCGTGAAGTTCGCCGATTCGCTCGCGCGCCAGGCCTTCGAAGGCAACGCCGGTAACCTGGCCCAGTTGCTGCGTCTGTGGACCGCTGAGGTGATCAAACGCGGCCGCGCGCGCAAGTGGATCAAGGAAGACACTACCTGGAATGTCGATGCGGCTATGTCGCTGTATCTTCAGGTGGCAGAGGCATCGCTGGCGCACTGGCTCGACAGCACGTGCAAGACGTGTAGTGGTACGACGATTCACCAGCACCAACAGTGCCGAACCTGTAAGGGAACCGGTAGCGCACCAATCGAACACAACAGCAAGCTCGTCGAGGAGCGCGCCAAGGACATGGTGAGCGAGCTGCAGGGCATTGTAGACAGCCATGCCGCACGCGCCGCCGCAAAACTGCGGCGGCCGGCTTGATGCTGCTGAAAATCTACGCAACTCAACAGTAGTTCGTGTAAACTACAGCCCCACACCCTTCCGGCACTCGTAATGTGCGCTCAGCGCCACCGATAGCCGGAACTCGCGACAGTACCCAGCCATTGAGTGCTGTCGCACGCCCGTACGGTCAGCAGTGGAAGATTATAAGGTCCTCAGCCAGACGACTTTGTCCTCGGCGAAGTAGTCTTTTCTGGTTGCCCCGAGCGCCATCAGTGAATAAACGCCAGGGGCTTCTGCTTGAATAGTGCCACTGCGCAGCTTGCCAGTCACAAATTCGATTTCCCACTTCGTGGTTGCGGGCTTACCTAACATTGCAACTTGAACGACATTCGACATATTTGTTCCTTTGAGTAGTTAAATAAAAGCTCCTAGATCCGATCTAGCAGCGTTCATACTTTACTTCTGAACAAGTATTAATGCCAATATTTTTGGCTGACATACTGTGTTTTACTGGTTTTCCGCCAGGATTCGCCGCCGTAGCGTTCACGCTGCTGGCGGCTTTTTTATTTCCGAGGTACGCATGAGCGTCGAGTCTGAAATCATCTGGCTGCGCTTCATGGTGCAGATCAACCGCGAGCATGCACTCATCGGCCGAGCCAACGACAGCAGGAGTTCCAGATGAAACCAATCCTTGGGCACCAGATCGGCCAAGTCCTGTGCCACGCTCTTGGCCTACCGAAAAACACTGTTGCGTTCACGCTGCGTTGTAGGGCGGGCGAGGTAGTCCGGGTGGAGTGCGAATACCTTCCGGAGAACGTCGGCGCGCTCAGTACAGCACTGATGGAGTACGAGTTGCTGCCGCGGCGCGGGGCTTGGGCCAATCCAGTGCCCAAACATCCCGCTGAAGTAATTGGCTTCGATGCCTGGATGCGTGAGCGCACCGAGGCTGCGCATGCGGAGTTCATGCGGCGCACCTCGCGCCTGCTGTGGTGCGACTGGCGCGCGCTTGCTACGACTCGCGACGAGATCGCGACGATGTACAGGATTTCTGCCGGTGAGGAGGTGCCATGAGCGAACTCGCCGAGCAATACCGCGACCACATCATCCGGAGCGTGGTCGCTGACCGGCCGGCGATGTGCTACCCGGTGCACAAGCCGCTGGCGCTGGAAGACCTGTGCAACCTGCTGGCCGATGGCGCAGAAGCCAAGCGCCTGATGCGCGCCAAGGGCTGGGGCCAGGTCGGCATGAGCCTGGCCGAGCTGGTGCAGCTGCTTCCGTGCGCGCCGCAGCGGCCAGCACGGAAGAAAAGGCGTCGCTGATGGTCGCGCGTCCGAAGACGATCTGTCGCAAGGGCGGATGCGGCGCGCTGATCGACGCACCCGGCTACTGCGCCAGGCATGCCCAGCTCAAGACCGGGTGGAACCGATCGCACGACGGCGCCACCAGCGCCGAGCGTGGCTACGACTACGCCTGGCAGCAGCTGCGCAAGCGCGTGCTGAAGCGCGACAAGGGCCTTTGCCAGATCAAGGGACCTGACTGCCGCTTCGTTGCGCGCGAGGTTGACCACGTGGTGAGCAAGGCCGCAGCCCGCGAAAAGGGCTGGGCCGACGCCGAGATCGACGACGAAACCAACCTCCAGAGCACCTGCAAGCCCTGCCACGAGGCCAAAACCAAGGTCGAGAGGGGAGGGGGAGGTTGATTCTCTAGGGCAATTTCGCTCTAGACCGTCCGAGTACATTCATTTTTACATCCGCAATTCAGACTTTCAGGAGCGACAGCATGCCCAAACCCCGAACCCCTTCGGCGGCGCTGGAGGCTCGGGGTGCTTTCGACAAGGATCCGGCACGCCGCCGCGAAGACTTCGAGGCCGGCGCCTTCGATTCGACGCCGCCAAAATATTTCAGCGCCAAGCAGAAGGCAGTATGGTCCGAGATCGTCGGCGTGCTGCCGGCGACCGTCCTTCAGGCAACGGACAGGATGGCCGTTGAGCTGGCGTCGCGCTTGATCGCCCAGTTCCGCGCGCTGCCAGATTCAGATGTCACGTCCGCCCAGGTCGCGCAGATCCGTACCGCCCTAGCTGTCCTCGGCATGACGCCAGCTGACCGCTCGCGCGTCTCCGCGAAAAAGGACACGCCGGCCAATCCGTTCCTGGCCCTGATGGGCGGCCCTAAAAAGGCGCACTGATCATGCCGGCGGATTTCGTCGGCATAGCACTGGGATACGCGCAAGCAGTCGTCAAGGGAAAAATCGTTGCCTGCAAGTGGGTCAAGCTCGCATGCAAGCGTCACCTTGATGACCTGAAGGCCAGTCGACGGAAGGCGTTCCCCTACTACTTCGACGAAGACGCGGCCAACAGGATTTGCACGTTCCTGTCGCTGATGCCCCATACCAAAGGCAAATGGGCTGGGAAGAAACAGACGATCACCCTGGAGCCATGGCAGTGCTTCGCATTTGTCTCCCTGTTTGGCTGGAAGATCAAGAAAAACGACCGGCGCCGGTTCCGCAAAGCCTACTTCGCGGTGCCGCGAAAGAATGGCAAGTCGATCATCGGCGCAGGCATCGGCCTGTACATGTTCTCGATCGACGGCGAGTTTGGAGCAGAAGTGTACTCGGGCGCGACGACCGAGAAGCAGGCTTGGGAGGTCTTCCGCCCAGCCAAGCAAATGCTCGAGCGGACGCCCCAGCTGCAGGAGGCACTGGGCGCTGAGGTCTGGGCGAAGGCCCTATTGGTCCCGGCTGACGGTTCCCGCTTCGAACCGGTGATCGGCAAGCCTGGCGACGGCGCCTCGCCGTCGTGCGCGGTCGTGGACGAATACCACGAGCACGACACGTCCGAGCTGGTCGACACCATGGAAACCGGCATGGGCGCGCGCGAGCAGCCGCTACTGCTAATGATCACGACGGCCGGTTTCAATATCGCAGGCCCGTGCTACGACCAGGAGCAGGACGCCAAGAAGGTGCTCGACGGCGTGCTGGACGATCCGGAGCTGTTCGCGCTGATCTATACGATCGACGAGGGCGACGACTGGACCAGCGCCGCGGCGTTGCGCAAGGCAAATCCGAACTTCGGCATCTCCGTCGACGAGGACTTCCTGCTGGCCCAGCAGCGCCTTGCAAAACAGAGCGCATCGAAGCAGACCCGCTTCAAGACGAAGCACCTGAACATCTGGTGCTCGGCCAAGTCGGCCTGGCTGAACATGCTCGAGTGGGCGAAGTGTGCGGACCGCACGCTAAGCCGCGAGCAGTTCAAGGGCGACCGCTGCTACCTGACGCTCGACCTGGCCAGCCGATCGGACGTGTGCGTGTTGATGTTGATGTTCGTGCGCGTCATTGATGGGAAGCAGCACTTCTACCTGTTCGGCGATTACTACCTCCCGGAGGCAGCTATCGAGAACGCGGAAAAGAACGCCAACGCCTACCGCAAGTGGGTGATCGAAGGCTTCCTGCAGCAGCACGATGGCGCCGAGATCGACTTCGACCTAATCGAGGAAGACATGCTCGCGCTGGTGGCTGAGTACGGTCCAGACGAAGTCGTCTTCGACCCGTACCGCGCTGCGCAATTGGAGCAGCGGCTGATCAAGAACGGCGTCGCCGCCGTCGAGTACCAACAGATCGTGAAGAACATGTCGCTCCCGATGAAGGAGCTCGAGAGCGCGATCAAGGCCGGCCGCGTGCACCACGACGGCAATCCGATGCTGACCTGGATGATGTCCAACGTGGTAGCCCGGCTGGATGCCAAGGACAACATCTACCCGCGCAAGGAAAAGCCCGAGCAAAAGATCGACGGTCCAGTGGCCGCGATTATGGGCGTCGGCCGTGCAATTAGCGGACAAGAGCCCGCCACATCATTTTGGGATACACCTTGAAATTCTTCGACCGAATCCTGGGGCGCAAGTCAGCCCCGCGCACCGATGCCGAGATCATGAAATTGATCGACGGCGGGGGCGGCGCCATGATCGCCGGTGTGCACGTCAATGCACGCACCGCCCTGGAAGTATCGACGGTGCTGGCGTGCGTGAAGGTAATCGCCGACGGCTGCGCTACTCCGAAGTTCGAAGTCTTCGAAGAGAAGAGCGACGGCACGCGTGAGCGCGCGGTCAAAATCCCCGAATACCGGTTGCTATCGCGGCGGCCGAACGAGTGGCAGACGTCGTTCGAGTGGCGCCGCCAGATGACGATCCACGCCGCGCTTACCGGTGCGGCCCTGTCGATCAAAGTCCGCGGGCCGAATAACCGGATCCGCGAACTGATCCCTGTGGAGCCTGGCCGCTGGGATGTCCAGCGCGTCTCGCGCTACGAACTGGTCTATCGGTGCTGGGACGAATTCGGCTTGATCGGCACGTTCAGCCCGGACGATGTCTTCTTGTTGAACGGCGTGCAGTGGGACTGGGTGAAAAGTCTGGATGCGGTAAAGCTGGCGCGATCCGCGATTGGCTTGGCTATGGCCACCGAGCAAAGTCAAGTCGCGATGCACAAGAACGGATTGCGCCCGAGCGGCGTTTACACAGTTGACAAGGTCCTGACCGAAGAACAGCACACGCGCATGACGGCATGGATCAAGCGCTTCGCTGGAAGTTCTCGGACCGGCGACCCCCTGGTATTGGACAACGATGCTAAGTGGACGCCAACCGCACAGACCGGCGTCGATGCGCAGCACGTCGAAACCCGCCGGCTCCAGATCGAGGAGATCTGCCGCGGCTATGCCGTCTTTCCGATCATGGTGGGCCACAGCGATAAGTCGGCGACGTTCGCCAGCTCGGAAGCCTTCTTTGCTGCGCACGTGAAACATACGCTGGCGCCCTGGCACACCGCCTGGACTCAGCGCACCGACGAGATGCTGCTCGACGGCGATGGTCCACTCTTCGCCGAGTTCGACACCAGGTATTTGACCGAAGGGCCGATGGCTGCTCGAGCGCAATGGGCGCGCACCATGATCGAGCTGGGTGTCTACACACGTAATGAAATTCGAGAACGAGAAGGCATGGACCCGCTTCCAGGCCTCGACGAACCGCTGACGCCGATGAATATGTCGAGCGGTGGCAAACAAGGAATCGACGATGAAGAAACCCCCACTGCGCGCGCTGGCTCGTAGCTTGCAGGCCGCGCTGCCGCGCGCGCCGGAGCGCCAGGCGCCGACGCTCCCTTCACAACCGGCGGCGCCGGTCTTGGAGCGCAAGCACGGCGCCGGCGGCCGCGAGGTGCGCAGCTATGTGCTGCAGCTGAAAGCCGTCGGTGACGATGGAACGATCGAGGGCTACGGCTCGGTTTTCGGCGTGCGCGACTCCTACGACGATGTGATCGCCCCCGGCGCCTATGCGGAATCGCTTAAGGCCCACAAGACCGCTGGCACCATGCCGGCCATGCTGTGGCAGCACGATGCGTCGGCGCCGATCGGCGTCTGGCTCGAAATGGTCGAAGACGCCAAGGGCCTGCGCATCAAAGGCCGCCTGGCGCTCGAAACCGCCAAGGGCGCCGAAGCGTATGCGCTCCTGAAGATGGGCGCGCTCAACGGCCTGTCGATCGGCTTCGTCTCGAAACAGTGGGCGTACGACCGGGATACCGACGTGCGCACGCTCACCGAGGTCGAGCTGTGGGAAGTGTCGCTGGTTACCTTCCCGGCCAACGAAGCGGCGCGCATCACCGGCGTCAAGGCGGCCGACGTCGCTGGCATCAAAACCATTCGTCAAGCTGAGCAGACCCTGCGGGATGCAGGCTTCTCAGCCGACGCGGCCAAGGCGCTGATCGCCGAGGTCAAACGCATCGCCCTGGATGAGCGGGACGCTCATGAGGCTGCTGCGGCGCTGAAGGCAGCTGACCGGCTGCTCCAATCCCTCACTTCCTGAAAGAACCCATGAACAAAACCCGCAACGTGGCCACGCTGATGGCCATCACGATGGCAGCTCACTTCGCTGCGTTCCAGGCCAAGGCCGACTCGCTCGTGTACGAGAAGCGCGACGAGCCAACCCTGCGCTCGGTCGCCGAAGCGATCGACAAGATCAATACGGCCTTCACCGAGTACAAGCAGACCAACGACCAGCGTATCGAAGCCATCAAGGCCGGCAAGTCGACCGCCGACCTGGACGCCAAGCTGGCGCGCATGGACGAGGCAATTTCGTCGATGTCGGAGCAGAAAGGCCGCCTCGAGCAGATGGAAACCAAGCTGGCGCGCCCGGGCGCGTTCAGCGGCGGCGGCCGTGGCAACGATGAGTCGAAGGAGACGGTCGAGCACCGCAACGCGTTCTTCGACTGGGTGCGCGCCCCGCAGGATTCCGAACGCAAATCCCGCCTCGAGCAGACCTACAAAGCGCTGGAAGCGAAGCGTACGGCTGACGGTCGTGAAACCCGGGCTGCCCAAACCACCACCACCAGCGGCGCCGCCGGCGGTTATGCGCTGCCAGAGTTCATCGAGAGCGCGATCGCGCGCTTGTCGGTCGACATTTCGCCAATCCGCCAGATCGCAACCGTTCGCCAGGTCGGCACTACCGACTATAAAGAACTGTTCGACATTGGCGGTGCAGGTTTCGAATGGGTGGGCGAAACCGACACCCGCAATCAGACGAATACGCCGGAACTGCAGGAAGTCATGCCGACCTTCGGTATGGCATCGGCCAAGCCGCAGGCGTCGGAAGAATCGCTCGATGACCTGTTCTTCAACGTGGAAGACTGGCTGACCAGCTCCGCGTCGGAAAGCATGGCGGCCGGCGAGGGCGCTGCGTTCATCCTCGGCAACGGCCTCAAGAAGCCGACCGGCATCCTGGGCGGCCCAGCGCCGGTTGCCACCGGTGACAGCGGCCGTGCGTTCGGCACCCTGCAGTACTTCGCTTCCGGCCAAGCCGCAGCAATGCCAACGAACACGGACATGTTCTACGACATGGTCTACGCGCTGCGCGCCCGCTATCGCAACAACGCGCAGTGGTTGACCAACAAGCTGGTGCTGGCCGCTCTGCGTAAGTACAAGGACGGCAACGGCAACTACATGTGGCAACCTGCGCTGACCGCAGGCCAGCCGGCGACCTTCATGAACTACGGCATCACCGAAGCCGAAGACATGCCAGGTATTGCCGCGAACTCGTTCCCGCTGGCCTTCGGCGACTTCAAGGAAGGCTACCTGATCTGCGATCGCGTGGGCATGCGCATCACCCGCGACGAGATCACCACGCCGGGCTTCGTGAAGTTCTACGTGCGCAAGCGCGTGGGCGGCAAGCTGCGCAACACCCAGGCGATCAAGCTGCTGAAAATCGCCGCGGCGTAACCCACCCACCACCCACAGGAGGCCCCGTTCGCGGGGCTTTCTGCTTTGGAGAGCACATGAAACTCACCGCAATCAAAGACTTCAGCTGGGCGCACCGCAGCGTCGAGATCGAGCAATTCGAGAAGGGCGCTTTCATCGAAACCGAAGACGCGGACCTGATCAAGGTCGCAATCGACGAAGGCTGGGTTAAGAAGGCCGGCAAGGCCGACGCCAGTACGCCGGCCGAATGATCGGCCCGGCCACCACCGCGCTGCTCGCTAAGTTGCGCGAGTGGGCGGCCGACCCGGGAGCCTGGTGCTACCCGGTCAAAACCACACGCGGCCGCGCCGTCCTCTTTCCGGAAGACGTCGACGGCCGCACCGATGAACAGCTGGTCGCGGTGATCTGCGAGCGGCTGAACGAAAACAAATAGCGAGGGCCCATGGCCGCATTCACCAAACTGCAGAAATTCATCGAAGCGGTCGCGCACGGCAAGCACAACTTGTCCACAGCGCAGATCAAGGTCGCGCTGACGAACACGGCGCCCAATGCGGCCACGGCCGGTGTTCTCGCCGACCTCACCGAGATCGCATACACCAACTGCTCGAGCCGCAACGTGACCACGTTGGCATCGGCGCAGACGGGCGGCGTCTACAAGCTGACGTGCGCCGACCTGACGCTGACGGCGGCTGGCGGCCCGGTGGGGCCTTTCCGGTACGCCGTGCTGTTCAACGACACCGCCGCAGGCAAGGACCTGATCTGCTTTTACGACCGCGGCGACAGCATCACGCTGCTCGACACCGAGAACATCCTGATCGACTTCGACCAGGCTGCCGGCGTCCTGACCCTGGGCTAAGCCATGGCCCCGGAACAGCAAGAGCATCTGCGCGCCACGGCGCGCGCCAACCCAGCATGCGCCGCGCCGCTGGCCGCGAAAGACTGTGCGGCCCTGGCGCTGATCCTGTCCGCTGGCCGCACGCGCCCGAGCGCGACCGAGATCGGCTATGGGTCGATCCTCGAGGCGATCGGTATCGCTGCCGGCAACCAGTTGATCGACTTCATCAAAGGCAATCCCGACCTGCGCCACGTCGTGCCGCTGCTCGAGCAGGGGCGCCTGCGCATCGGCTCGCCGGTAACTCAGGCTGCGGTGCAGTCGTTCGTGGCTGCCGGCGCCGTCAGCCAGGCAAACGCCGACACGCTCTGCGCCCTGGGCCGCGAGCCCGCCCCGCTGACGCTGCTGGAAGTGGCCGATGCCCTGTACAACCCTGACGGAAGCGAGAAATGACAGCACCAACGCGACAGACCGTTGAAATCCTAGCGGCCACGCTGATGACCGCCGGCACCACAGAGGCAGCCCCGTTTGTCGTTGGCCCATGGGTGTCGGTTGCCGCCTTGAACGGTGGCCAACTCGCCGCATTCCTCACCAACACATCTGCTCCGGGCGTGGCCGGCCAGTTCATCTGGCAGGGCTCGGACAAGAACGACGGCACGAACATCGTCGAGATCTGGCGCGGCGCCGGCAACACGAACGCCAACAGTACCTCGACGCCGGTACCGATCGACCTGCCAAGGGAAATTTCGTACGTGCGCCTGGTCGGCTACGGCAATACGCTGCAGCCGGTGAATCTGCGCGGCGTGCTCTTCGCGAAGGGTTGATATGGCCGGCATGCGCTACCAGCCGCAAGGGCTGCTGAGAATTGCGCGCACGCCGTTGGCCGTCGGGCTGCGACTTGCTATGCTCCCAGGTGTCAATCGAATCTACGACGCCGCAAGCGCCGCAACCGGCACAGCCCTTGGCGTCAAGCAAGTGGCTGGCCTAGCAGGTCTATCTGGCGGCTTCGGCACCGCAATTGGCCAGTCGTCAACCGACCGCATTACCGTCGGCCTCAGCGGCAGCTATCCCACAACAGGCCGCAGCTACTTTTTCCGCGCCCGTCGAAGCGGAGCGGGCGGCGGTAGCCTGGGCCGGCTGTTTGATAAAACATCGGGGGGTAACGGGCAATTCCTGATGTGGTACGGGGCTCGGAATTCAATTTCCTACGGGTTCTACACTGGCGGTGGCACTGAAAGAAATATCGACATCCCACTAACGGCTACCACAGCGGCGATCGGAGAAACATTCGATCTCCTCGTGGTGCACCGTGACGAAGGTACGCAGCAAAGTATTGATGCCTATGTGAACGGCGGACAGGTGTTGGCGGCATCAGTTACCGCTGGTGCCAACCGCGATGCGAGCACTGCGCTTTCGATTGGCAATCGTGCTGATGGCGTTCGCGGCTGGGATGGCTTGATCGAGTGCGTCTACGTGTGGGATCGCGCAATATCCCCTGATGAAGCGGCCGCGCTGTCGGCGAATCGCTACCAGCTGTTTTTCGATCCATATGCCGAAGAGGATGATCCTGCTCCGGCGCTGAAAAACTATACGCTGACAGCCGAGGTTGGCGCCTTTGGTCTTGCCGGCAGCGCTGCTGCGTTGCGGGTGAGTCGAAGGCTTGATGTAGCTGCAGCAGCGTTTTCGCTGGTCGGACGTGCGGCCAACCTGCGTGCATCACGCCGCGTAGCCGTTGCTCCTGGCGCCTACGAGGTCAATGGCGGAGAGATCGTGCTGCGCGCGGCGCGGCGGCTGGTTGTCACCCCTAGTGCGTTTGCTCTGGCCGGCGCTGACGCTTCGCTTCGGGCCACCCGGGCGCTCTCTGCCAGCGCTGGCTCGTTCAACCTCGCTGGCGGCGCAGCAGCACTCGTCGCCGCACGGCGCCTGTCAGCCGCGACCGGATCGTTTGCAATTGTCGGCCAGGCCGCAACGCTGGTGCACACCGCGGCGCCGGCGCCGGGCGGCCCGACATACGTCCTGACGGCGCTGCCCGGCAACTTCGCGCTGACCGGCGCGGCGGTGGCAGTGATCGCCGCGCGCCGGCTGGTGGTTGGTGCTGGCGTGTTCGGCATCGCTGGTGCGCCGGTCAGGTTGCTTGTCGGTCGCCGCCTGAGCGGAGCGCCTGGGGCGTTCGCCGTCTCCGGTGCCGCGGCGCTGCTCCAGGTGGCGCGCCGTCTCCCGGCCGCCGCCGGCAGCTTCACGCTCGCCGGCAGCAATGTCGTGTTTACGCAGAGCGGTCAGATCGAATACGCGCGGGCACCGGCTGGCGCCGGCTACGCGCCGCGCCGCAGCGAACTTCAGGCCCGCCCAGTGCAGGGTGGCCACCAGGTGCGGCCCGGCCAGACCGGCGGCGCGCGGCCAGCATCAACACAGAAAGCATACCGATGAGCAAAGAACAAGTATCGGCGCCGGTGGCGCTCGCCCTGACGATGGCTGACGCCCGGAAGGCGGTGCGCCTCGAGGAGGACGATACCTCGCTCGACACCATGATCGAAATTTGGGTCGCCGGCATCACCGCCGAGGCCGAGACGCAGACCCGCCGTGCGTTCGTCAACCGCAGCATGCGCGTGACACTCGACGCCTTCCCGGATGCGATCCAGCTGAGCGCGCCGACGTTTAGCGTCGAGGCGGTGCGATACCTCGATCCGAATGGCGTCGAGCAGACGCTAGATCCCGCCGACTACTACGTCGACAAGGTCACGGTGCCGGGTTACATCGTGCCGGCGCGTGGCAAGGCCTGGCCTGCCACCGAAGCGCACGTGAATGCTGTCTCGGTCGACTACACCGCAGGCTACGGCCCGACCGCTGCGACGGTACCGGACACGGTCAGGCTGTACATCCTGGCGCGCCTGACCGAGATGTTCGATCCGGCGGCGCGCGAGTTCAAAGAAACCCAGGCGTCGGTATTCGTGAACCGGCTGCTCGATGGCCTGTGGGTACCCGCCCTATGACGATCGCGCATCGACTGAATAAACGTGTGGTGCTGCAGCAGCTGGTGAAGGGCAAGACCTCGACCGGCGCGCCGACCGAGGTCTGGGAGAACGTCATCAAGACTGGCGACGGCAAGGTCTGGGCTGGGAAAAGGGAGTTGACCGGGCGCCAGTACGTCGCAGCCGGCGGCACGCAGAACTCCGTCCAGGCCGAGTGGGAAATCCGGCGCCGCGCCAGCGTGATCCCGGCGATGCGCCTGGTGCACCGTGCCGACATCTACGACATCGAAGCGGTGCTCGAGCAGCAAGATGGGTCGCTGAAATTGATGTGTTCGAAAGGAGCCAGCCGTGGCTGATACCAAGAATCTGACCGGTTTCGCGGAAATGGCAAAGAAGCTTCGCGACTTTGGCCCGCGCGTCGGACGCAAGCACCTGCGCGCTTCGACGTCCAAGGGTGCTGCTGTCATCAAGAAAAAAGCGCGCGCGCTGGCCCGGGTGGACACCGGCGAAATGCGCAAGGACATACAGCAAAAGCGCGAGAAGACCCAGGGCGATCACATCGCCAGCTACTCGGTGTACACGCGCAGCGGCAAGCGATCGCGCTTGTCCGGCAAAGCGCGGAACGTCGACAAGGACAGCTTCTACTGGAAGTTCCTGGAATTTGGCACGGCCAAGATGGAGGCCAAACCGTTTATGGTGCCGGCGTATGAAACCGAGAAAGAAAACGCGGTCGACGAGATCGGCAATGAGCTCGGTAAGCGTATCCAGCAAGAAGCGGCGGACATGGCGAGGGGTCAATGAATATCCTTGATGAATTCCTTGCCTTAGTCGACCCGATCATGGACGGCCAGGCATACCGCAACGTGATCCCCGAAAATACTCCGGCGCCCTATGCAAAATTTTCTCGGGTCGCGGCAGTAGAGGGGGTAACGCTCGACGAAAACGGCGGCGACGACAACGAGGTTGCTACCCGCATCCAGCTCGACATCTTTGGCGAATCGGCTTGCGTCGACGCGAAGACGAAGGCGATCAAGAGGGCACTCAAGACCTGGGCCGTCGACAACGTCGTCGTGCTCGAGATGGACGATTTCGACCACTCGGTAAAGCTGCACCGCACGATTTTGCACATCGCCACCATCCACCCGTAAACCGCATCACCCATCCAAGCCCGCCCGCGACAGCGGGTTTTTTTTACGTCCAAGAGGATCAAACCATGTCCGGAATCTCCGCACAAAAAAGCAAGCTCGAAATCGCCACTGGCACGGGCGGCGCCAAGACCATCACTGCCATGGCGATCGGATTTCCGACCATCGTCACCAGTTCAGCACACGGCTTCACCAACGGCACGGTCGTCAACTTCACCGGCGTGACCGGCACCATCGGCGCGCAGCTCAACGGCACCAGCCGCGTGGTGTCGAATGTCACCGCCAACACGTACGCCCTGGACGACCTCGATTCGAACGGGTTCGCGTACACCTCGGCTGGCACCGCCACGCCGCAGACCTATACCAAGATCAACGGCGTGCTGTCGTTCGACGGTTTCGACGGCTCGGCCGATGAGCTCGACACCACCGACCTGGACTCGGATGCAAAGGAATTCGTCTCGGGCATCCGCGACGAAGGCAAGTTCGGCTTCGAAATCAAGCGCCTGAAAAACGACGCTGGCCAGATGGCCATGCGCGCGGTGCTGGCCAGCGGCGCCATTACCGGCTTCCGCCTCACGCTGCCGGATCAAAGCGTGGCCACCTGGTTGGCGCTGGTGAAAACCATGCCGGCCTCGGGCGGTGTGAACGCCGTGCTCAAGGGTAAGGTCGACACCAAGATTTCCGGTCCTGTTTCCTGGAGCTAAGACATGGCGAAACTTCTCAAACGAGCGGACGTGCTGGCCGCTGCAGATCTGGCGCACGAGGACGTGCCGGTGCCAGCCTGGGGCGGTTCGGTGCGCGTCCGCATGATGACCGGCACGGAGCGCGACGAGTTCCGCCAGATCGCGGCGCAGTACGAAGACGGCATCCCGCCGGCGCGCTTCGCCGCGGCGCTGCTGGCCCTGAGCTGCGTCGATGAAGATGGCGAGCGCATGTTCACCCTCGACGACCTGGAAGCTCTCGAAGGCAAAAGCGCCGGCTCGGTCGACATCCCAGCAGCAGTGTCGATGCGCCTGAACGGCTTCGGCGCGCAGGCGATGGCAGCAGCGGAAAAAAACTCCGCGAGCGGCCAGAGCGACGATTCTGGTTCCGCCTTGCCCTCGCCCTCGGCCGCACCGTAAGGCAGCTGCAGGCCGAGATGACCTCGGCCGAGTTCGCCGAATGGATGGCGTACTACCAGATCGAGCCGTTCGGCGAGGCGGTGGCGGACGAGCGGCATGGCATCGCCACCGCGCTGCAGATGAACATGAACCGTGACCCGAAGAGCAAACCCGCCAAGCCCGAGGACTTCATCCCGTGGCGCAGCGCCGGCCCGGCCACCGAAGACGATGAGCCGGTCCTGCTTGACGACGACGTGGCGCAGTCCAACCTCATCCGGGCGGCAATGTTCGGGCTACCGCCAAAATAACTTGTGGCATAGTAAACCCATCAATTACAGGGTAGGGGTGCTATGAAAATCCTTTTGGCGGTGGTGCTGGCGCTGGGCATGGCGCACGCTTCGGCGTCTGACTCAGACGCTATCGAAGCTGCAAAGCAGAAGGCAGTGCGGGAGTTCAAAGAACTCCAAGTTCCACAGTTTCGAAAGTTGCAAATCATCCGGGCGCATGACGGGAAGCCGTTTTGTGTCTGCGGTGAGGTCGCAGCTAAGAACCACCCAGAATTCACAAAGTTTTATGTCTTCCTGGACGGTCCCCCAGGGACCTACAAACGGGGCGCCGATAGCAAGGCAATGGATGAGCTGGTAGACACAGTCTGCGCAACAGGAACATGAGTGCAGTTTAAGCATCATCTGACCCGCCCGAGTGGCGGGTTTTTTATTTGGAGTCCGCATGGCAGATCTGGGCCGCCTTGTTGTAAATCTCGAAGCGAATATTGCCGAGTTCACCCGCAATATGAATCAGTCGGCGCAGACCACGACTGAGGCAATGAACAAGATTAGCGGCGCCGTTGACATGGTGAAGACCGGCCTCGCTGCCCTGGGTGTTGGCGCTGCAGTCGGAACTTTTGCTACGATTGTCCAAGGGTCCATCGACGCCGCTGACAACCTGCGCGACATGTCGCAAAAGGTGGGCATCGCAGTTGAGGACCTGAACGGGCTCGGGTTCGCGTCGGGCCAGGCGGGCGGAGACATGGACGCCATGGGTGCGGCAGCTGGCAAGCTGAACAAGGCCATCACCGAGGCCGCGAGCGGTAACGCTGACGCGGTCGAGGCATTCAAGGCCCTTGGCATCTCGGTGACCGATGCTGAGGGAAACCTCAAGAAGGCCGATGTCGTGATGGGCGAAGTGGCGGATAAGTTCGCCGAGTATCAGGACGGCCCAGAGAAGTCGGCGATCGCGCTTCGGCTTTTCAGTAAGGCAGGCGCCGACATGATCCCGCTGCTGAACGATGGTGGCGACGCGCTGCGCGAAAACGTCGAGTACGCCAAACGGTACAGCTATGCCACCACCGAGTTGTCGAACATGGCCGACAACTACAACGACACGCTCGGCAAGCTGCGCATCCAGCAGCAGGGTTTCACCAACCAGCTGTCGGCGGAACTTCTTCCAATCATGCAGAGCGTGGCCGATGCATTCTTGAATGCGTCGGAGAAAGCGAACGATCTCCACTCCTGGAGCAGCAAGACGGCTGACGTCGTCAAGTACCTGACGGGCGCGATGGTCACCCAGGCCTACGTGGCAGAGCAGTGGGGGATCAAGATCGGCGGCGCTACCGCGAAAGCAAAAGCGCTGGCGACGTTGGACTGGAAGGGCTTCAAGGCGATCGGGACCAGCATGGAAGCCGAGCTGGATCAGGCGCGCGGCGACTACCAGGTCCTGTACGACGAAATTCAGAAGGGCGGTAAGAAGGACAGATTCGCAGCGCCGATGGCGACCGTCGAGAAGATGATGGCCGACGAAAAGGAAATTCTGGGCGCCCGCAATGCAATGCTGAACAAGCATCAGAGCGAAGGCCTGATTTCGCAAAAGGAGGCCGGCGCTGGCAAGCTGGCCGCTCAAGCAGAATACGTAAAGAACATAAAAAATCTTTACGACGAAGAGATCAAGATTCTCTACGCCGCAAAGGTTGTGGCCCTCAACTACGAAAACAATCCCGCTAAGGCAAAGGAGATCCAGGACCAGATGGACGGCCTGTACCGGGCGCAGTCCCTCGTTGGTGGTGAGAAGCCGCCGGCGCCAAAGCTAAGCGGCGCGGCCCAGCCCGACAAGACCGGCCGCATCGAGCTGGCTGGCCAGCTCAGGGAGATGGAGGCGGCATACGCCCAGGTGCGGGATGATGCCAAGTTCCACCAGGATGTGATGGCGGAGATGCGCGCCCAGGACATGATCGACGTCGAGACGTACGAGCAGTTCAAGATCGACGCGATGACCGCTGGCGCCGCGGCGGCTGAGAAGCACTACGACGATGAGATCAAGGCGCTCACGAAGGCGCGCGATGCGACCGCCGACGCGGCCACAAAGGCGCAGCTGACCGTCCAGATCAACGACAAGCTGGCGCAGAAGGACAAGGCGCGCACCGACGCCACCAATGCGGTGGCACTGGCCACGCTCGGGCTGTCGGCTGCGCAGTCCGACCTGAACCAGCAGATGCAGGACTGGGCGCGCCAGCAGGACAGCGCGATTGCCCAGCAGCAGTTCGCCAACGATCTGCAGGGAAAGACGACGGTCGAAGTGATCCGCCTCACCGCCGCCCGCCGCGCGCAGCTGGAAGTCGAAGAGGCGATCCGGCGCGCGAAGGAGCGCGGCGCCATCACGCCGGAATCGATCACCAGGTTCACGGCTGATGCGAACGGTAAGGCCCAGGGCTTTGCCAACGAATCCATCCGCGGCGAGGCCCAGGGCCTGATGACCTCGCTGAAAACCCCGGGCGAGGCCGAGGAGCAGGAGCACACAAACCGTCTGGCAATCCTGCAGGCGTACCGTGAGCAGGAGTTCGCCGACACCGTGGCCGCCAACCAGGCGCTCGAGCGGGAGAACCAGCGGCATGAACAAACGATGTATGCCATGCGCGTGCAGTGGGGATCGCAAGCCGTTCAGATGGCAAGTGATTCCTCGGCGCAGCTGTACGACGTGCTGAAGGAGGCTGGCATGGAACAGACTGCGCTTGGCAAGGCGATGTTCTTTGCGAACAAAGCGCTCAAGGTCGCAGAGATGATCATGAACACGGAAGCTGCTGCGACGCAGGCGCTGGAACTTGGCCCTATTGCCGGCCCGATCATGGCCGGCGTGATTCGCGGCCTAGGTTATGCGAGTGTTGGAACCGTCATCGGCACTACGATTGCCTCGGCTGAAGGCGGCTACGACATCCCGGCCGGCGTCAACCCGGTCACCCAGCTGCACGAGAAGGAAATGGTACTGCCGCGGGCGCAGGCCGACGTGATCCGGCGCCTGGCCACGAACGGCGGCGCTCGGAGCGGGGGCGGTATTATTGTCAATTACTCACCGAACATTCAGATCGATGGGGAAACTGATATGGAGAAAAATCGGAAAATGATCGCATCAGCCGTCGCTCAAGGTAATGCCGATCTCGTGGATCGTCTCCAGCGCGCTGGACGTATTTAATCGAAAGGAAAAAATGAGTAACGTGATCGCATTCCCCGGAAAGGACGACCGCCAGTGGGCGGGTATCGCTCAGGACATGGCGAAGTTTCTTGCTCATATGGGAGCTACAGAGCCGGAAATATCCGAAGTGATCGGACGCCTGCGGCTGCGGTGGGAGCAGCTTGGTACGCCATTCGATATGCAGCTTTCCCACACAATACCCGGTCCTTTGACAGCCGAACAAGGGGCCGCATTTGAAGCGGCACTTCGCGAACAGGCGGCATATATTTCTAAGGTGTGGAAGGCGGAGAGTGCACGAACACTGATTGAATTTGCCAAACTTGAACTTGCATTGATTCAAGTGAAATGACGATTATTTCAGTACCAACCGGGCTATCCATAGCTGGGCAGACCTGGGAGCAGCAGCGCCTCGACATCGAGTTCCGCTCGATGTTCGGCGCCCAGGCGGTGGAGGGTGGCGCGCCGGTGTGGTCGACCACGATCACCTCCAGCCTGAAGCGGCCAGAGCTGTGGCAGGTGCTGATGATGCAGCTGCGCGGTCGCTCCAACCAGCTGGCCCTTTGGAACCACGGTCGGCCCGTCCCGCGCGGCACCATGCGCGGCACGATGACGGCGACGGCCGCCGCCCAGGGCGCGACGGCAATGACCGTCACTGCATCAGGGCAGGGCGGTCGCACGCTGCTCGCCGGCGACTACCTGGGCGTCGGCTCCGGCCTCACGCAGCAGGTGGTCATGCTCACGGCCGACGCCGTGGCCAACGGCTCCGGCGTCATCGCCGTGTCGTTCGAGCCGCCGCTGCGCAACGCGCTCGCCGCCGGCGCCGTCATCACCTGGGATCGCCCGAAGGCGCTCTTCCGGCGCACCGACTCGAAGGCAGCCTGGGAGCATAGCCCCGGCGGCATCGTCAAGCCCATGACGCTCAGCCTCATCGAGGACTGGCGGCCGTAGAAAATTTCAGCAATACAAAGCAAAAACCCCTGACGCGCAAACGTTCAGGGGTTTTTTATTTCCTCCGTACCAAGCCTACGAAAGAACATGAATGGATTATAGCCCACTCATCCGGGTAGTAAAGGACCTGATTATGCGTACACCGACAAGCCGCCTCATTCTGTTGTGGGCTATTGCCCTCAGCTGCATTTTGCCCTGGCAGGCACCGGCCATTATCGAAGCTGTCGCGAAGCTCGCCAAATGACCACCGCACAGCAGAACGCCGAGCTGGCCAAGCCGGTTACCAGGGTCGTCTATTTCGTCGAGTTCGAGTTCGCCTCTGCGACCTCGCGCGTGTCCACCGCCAACATCCCCATCACCTGGGGCGGCTACGAGTGGTCGGGCGTCGGCACGATCGGCACCATCGGCGCTATCCAGGAATCGGACGGCCTGGAATCGAAGCCCCTGAACTTCACGCTCAATGCGGCGCAGCCGGCCTGGCTAGCGCTCGCCGTCGGCGCCGTCGAGCAATACCGAGGCCGGGCCGCCAGGATGTACATGTGCCCGCTGAACGAGTCATTCCAGCTGGTGGGCACGCCCGAGAAATGCTGGTCTGGCGTGATGGACACGCTCAGCGTGGGCGTCGACGACGAGAGCGGAACGATCACCCTGCGGTGCGAGACCAGCGCCTATGGGCTGAAGCGGCGGCCGGCATTCCGGCTGAACGCCGCCCAGCACAAAAAGGACCACCCGGGCGACACCGGGCTGGACTACCTCAACGACCTGATCAGTAATCCTTCTGTATGGCTTTCAAAACGGTTTCAACAAGGATGAAGCTCCACGACTACATCGCCGGCCACCTCGGCCGCCCGTTCGAATGGGGTGTGCACGACTGCGTGCTGTTCAGCGTGGGCTGGCTGGAGATTGCCACCGGCCGCGACTACCTCACGCAGCACAAGCCCTGGTCCACCGCATTCGAGGCCGCGCGCAAGGTCACCAACCTCGGCGGCCTGGATGCCCTGTTCGATGCCGAGCTCACCCAGATCAACCCACACTTCGCCGCCGATGGCGACCTGGCGATTATCCGCGGCACTGCTTTCGTGTTCAGCGGCTCGCACGTCGTCTCCGTCGGCGAGGAGGGCCTGATCTTCCTCGACCGGCTCGAAGCGCAGTACGCATGGAGCCATGCTCCGGAAAATAAAGGAACGCCTGAATGCCACCAGTGATTGCTGCCGTCGCCGCGTGGGCGGCCGCCTATGCCGGCGTGATCGCCGTCGCCACCGTCGTGATCAGCGCCGGTGCCGCGATCTATGGCGCCGCCCAGGCCCGCAAGGCCGAGCGCGCCGCGCGCGATGCCGTGCGCGACTCGATGAAAGACCGCATGGTCACGCGCATTGCCACCGAGGCGCCGCATCGCTACATCTACGGCCGGGCCAAGGTCGGCGCTGACATCGTGGCCATGTTCACCAGCGGCGACAAGGACCAGTTCCGCCACCTGGTGTGCGTGCACGCCGCGCACGAGTGCGATGCAATCGAGGAGGTCTACGTCAACAACGTTGCCGTGGGCGCCACCGATATGGACGGCGACCCGACCGGCGGCCGCTGGGCGACCACACCCGACGGCGCCATCGCGGAAGAGGCGCATACCGGCCCGACGTTCAGCCTGGCGCGCACGCCGCGCGCCGGCTCGATCTGGGTCTTCTCCGGTGCCGGCGCGCAAATGCAGCCAGTGGCCATCACCGCCCAGAACGGGCGGTCGGTGACCGTCGCCTTCACCGGGCCGGTGCTGGTGACCTACGAATATCGCGTCGTGCGCAAGTTCAGCATGGAGGCCGTGGCCGAGCCGCCGGCATACCAGCCGGTGGTGCGCGTGCTGAAGCACCTGGGCGGCGCCAACGATACGGCCGATGCCTACCTGCGCTCGGTGCTGCCCGACAAGTGGCCGGCCACCGCCGTGCTGCGCGGCATGTGCTACACGGTCGTCACGCTCGACCTGAACCACTCCGAGTTCCAGGGCGGCCTGGTGCCGATCCACGCCATAATCCGCGGGCGCAAACTGTACGACCCGCGCGACGGCCAGACCCGGTGGACGGCGAACGCCGCGCTGGCGACCATGGATTACCTGACGTCGCCGCTGTGCGATGTGCCCATGTCCGACCTGCCGCTGGCCCAGTTCATCACCGCGGCCAACGTGTGCGACGAAACCCTGCCGACCGGTGGTGCGCGCTACACCATCAATGGCACGGTGACGTCCGACCAGGACCAGAAGGGCGTGCTCGAGGCGATGGCGCAAGCCATGGCGGGCAGCCTGGTGGCGACGACCTGGGATGTCTACGCCGGCAAGTACATCGCGCCGGTGGCGGCGCTCACGCAGGAGGATATCGTCGGCAGCCTGTCGGTGAACCCGGGCGTGTCCGACGCTAGCGTGTACAACGGCGTGAAGGGGCAGTACATCGGGCCGGAAAACAAGTACGTGCAAACCGACTTCACCCCGTACCAGAACCCGACCTACCGCGAGGCCGACGGCCGCGACCTGTACACGAACCTGGACTTCCCGTTCACCGACTCGCTGCAGCGCGTGACCAACCTGGCGCGCATCTTCACCGAGGACCAGCGCAACGGCTTCACCATCAAGGCCGAGTTCAGCCTGAAGGCCTGGCCCTTGAAGGTGGGAAGCCGCGTCACCTTCACGAGCAAGTTCCTGGGGCAGAACGCGAAGGTGTACCGCATCACCGACAAGAGCTACGCGCCGAACTCGGCCGTGCAGCTGACGCTGAAGGAAGACGGCGAGAGCATCTGGGACTACGCCGACGCGACGGTGCTGGACAGCACGCCGAACACCGAGCTGCCGGATCCGTGGATGATCGACCCGCCGGCGTCGATCTCGTGCACGTCGGGCGAGGCCACGCTGCTGCGCCAGGCCGACGGCTCGACCGTGCCGCGCATCCTCGTGACCTGGCCGGCCATGGCGCAGGCCAGCGGCGTGCAGGTGGAAATCGAATGGCGCGCGGTGTCGTCTCCCACCTGGGAGCGCACCACGGTGTCTGCCGGCGAGACCCGGGCCTACCTGTCGCCGATCACGCCAGGATTCTTCTACGTCGTGCGCGCCCGCTGCGTGAACCCGTCGCTGGGTGCCCGGTCGATCGCGATTGCGACTGTCTACCAGGTAGAAGTCTTCACCGCGCTGCCGACGGTGTACAAGTGGGCCGCGACCAAGCCGGCGGCGCCAAGCGGGGCCGCAACGCTGACCTGGAGCAATGGAACGTTCGGCGCGCCGGCCGGCTGGAGCATACCGATCCCGGCGGCGCCGGCAGGCGGCGGCGCGTCGCTGTGGGCGGCAACGGTGCCGGTCTCGGACGTGACCGACGTGGCCACCGTGTTCGATTGGGCTGCGGCCGAAGTGAGCCTGCGCGAGCAGAACGTCGCCGCCAGCCTGATCGCGGCGCAAGCAGCCGCCGACGCTGCGAACACGGCGATAACCGACATGGCGCGCGACGACCTGCTGTCGCCTGCAGAGAAGCCTGCGGAGAACCTGCGCTGGATCACCATCGTCAGCGAGCGGCCAGGGATTGATGCCCAGGCCGCGGCCCTCGGGGTCACCGCCGAACGGACCGCATATGCGAATGCATACAACGCGCTCAACAGCTATATCAGCGGGCTGGGCAGCGGCTTCGCCACTATTCCGGGTGCGGCGCTCAGCATTGTTGGTGCGACCTACCGCAGTAACTTCAAAAACTACTACGACGCCAAGCAAATACTGATGAATGCCATCGCGGCAAAGTCGGCAACGGTGGCTGTGTATGACAATGTGTCCGGGCGCCCGCACGATGTTTCGAACCTCGTCAGGAAGGGAACTTTCGAGGATGGATCAGTAGGGGCGTGGGGCGGGACCTTCGTTGAGCCAGTAGTGGGCGCAGGGACGTCGTACAAAAACCAGATGACGACCACGGTGCGGGATGCGACGGAAATCAATAACCGCTTTGCCGTAACGCCTGGCGAAAAGCTTTATTTCTTTGCCTACTTAAATACTGCGGTCAGCGGATTTGCGTGCGCGTTCGGTGTGGTTTTGTATGATAAGAATAATGCCGCTATCGGCTATGTTCCCGTCTGTACCAAAGCACCGGCGCAGCCTTACAGCTTCGTCGAAGGCGTGCTTACTGTCCCGTCTGGCGCGGTCACTGCAACACCGTGGCTCCAGCAAGATGGGCCGCCTGGGTTCACGGGTAATTACCTCGGCGTCAATGGTCTGTGGATCGGTCGTCATGCGCCTGGCGCGACGGTTGGTGCTACTTGGGGCGTCAATGTCGGGGGGGCAAACAAGCCCGCCGACAATGCAACGGTCGGTGCGCCTGCCGGTACGAACGTGGCCGGCGTGCCGGCTGAGACCGTGGTGGCTAAGGCCAACAACGCAGTTGCCGCAACGCCAGGGTTCGCACTGAATGCAATCGCAGACGGCGATGTCTTCGGACCTGCCAATAGCACGCTGGCTGCGGGTTTTAGCGTTAATCCGACTGGCTACACCGGCTCGTACAGCGTGCGGTGGATGCTCACGGCGAGATCTGGACGTCCGACGCAGGGGCCGTTCCTCAGCAATGCATCGGGCAACCAGACCGGCGTGTCGGCGACAGGGACCGCCGGCACCATCGCGTTCGAGGTCACCGTCATCGTTACCCACAGCAATGGGCTGACGGCCACGGCGACGTTCCAGTCCTCTCTCACCTTCGGGAACCTGTAATGCTCGTCTCAAGAATCTATGGCCTCGTCGTGGGAGGGTGCGTTGTCCAGTCGACTGTTCGTATGGAAGTGGAGGTGGGGCCGCCCCCACCGGCACCTGGTGGCGGCGATTGGCGTGTGCTGCCGGCACAGCCCGAGTGGTCGGCACCGCCCGGCGCGCGCCTGAGGTGGATTGCCTTTGGCGCGATGCCGGAATGGGAGGCGCCGCCGCTGGACGGTTTGCGGGAAGCGGCGATCAATGCGATCGATGCGGACGGAGAAGCTCTCCGCCTGGCAGTCATCAACCGCATGCCCACGCAGACGGAGGAGTATCGCCAGGCGCTGACCCAGGCGCAGGCATGGCAGGCGGCAGGGTACCCGGAGACCGAGGAAAGCCCGGCGCCTGCAGACGTCACCAGTTGGGCCATGGCCCGCTGGCGCGATGGCTGGACCGCGCGCCAGGCTGCCGACGACATCCTGTCGACCGCCAGCACCTGGGCGGCAATCCTCAGCAAGATCCGGTTGCTGCGCCTGCTGAACAAGCAGGACGTTCTGCACGCTGCAACGCCGGAGGAGGTCGCCGCGATCCGCGCGGACATGGCCGCCGACATGCAAACCATGGCGCGCGACCTGGGCTTGACGCTCATCTGAACCACGTTTTCAACGAAGGAGGATTGATGGACCCACGTCCAGGAATTGTCACGCTCCGCTTCACCTCGCGCTGGCCCTACAACCCGATGAGCCTCGCCATCGCCACGCTGACCGGCTCGCGCTTCTTCAGCCACGTGGTGGCGATCATCGACGACCGCGCCTACGAGGCATCGATGACGCACGGCTGCCGGGCCTGCTCGGTGGCCGACATCATGCAGGGCATCGTCCGCTACCAGGACATGCACGTCACGGTGCCCGACGTCGATGCCGCGCGCGCCTTTGCCGAGGCCCAGGCCGGCCGCCCGTACGACTTCGCCGGCGCCCTGGCGCTGCCGCTGCTCAAGTCCGACGACTGGAACGACGACAGCCGGTGGTGGTGCAGCGAGCTGGTGTTCGCGCTGCTGATAGCCGGCGGCGTCACGCTGCTGGATCCGGACGAGATGCACCGCGTCACGCCGAACGACCTGTTCCAGTGCTTCTATCCGAAGTCGGAACTGATGCGCGCCTGATCGGCGTGCACGCCATCCAGGCCGCGACCAGCGGCTTTTTTTACGCCCAATGAAAAGGCAACCATGAGCAAATCCAACATCCCAGAAATGACGAGCTATGCCGGTGCGGCCAGCTCGCTGGGGATCGGCACCCTGACGATGAACGACTGGGCCATCCTCGTCGGCATCCTGATGGCCATCCTGACGTTCCTGTTGAACGCCTGGTACGCGCACCGCAAGGACAAGCGCGAGCAGCGCCTGATAGATCTGGAAGAGGAGGAGGTGCTGGCGCGCATCCTCGCGCAGGGGATGAAGAAGTGAGCCGCGTCGCCGGCCTGACCGGAATCGTCGGCATTGCGGCGGCGGCCGCGCTGCTCGTCTTCACGCCGCGCTTCGAAGGCACGAAGCTGAAAACCTACCGCGACCTGGGCGGCGTGCTGACGTACTGCACCGGTGCCACCGAGAACGCAATGTGGGGCAAGACCTATACGCCGGAGCAGTGCCGGGCGCAGCTCGAGCGCGACCTGGAACGGCACGCAGCCGGTGTTGCGCGCTGCGTTCCCATGAGCCGCTTGAATGCCGGCCAGCGGGTGGCGTTCGTCGATGCTGCCTATAACATCGGCGTACCCGCGTTCTGCGGGTCGACCATGGCGCGCCGGATCAATGCCGGCGACATCCCGGGCGCCTGCGACGCGCTGCTCATGTGGAACAAGGTCGGCGGCCGCGAGGTGCGCGGCCTGACGCTCCGCCGCCAGAAGGAGCGCGAGCTGTGCTTGCAAGGACTGCCATGATCGACATCGCCGTCACGAAGTACCGGCTCGCCGCCGGCGCGCTGGCGCTGACCCTGGTGCTGGCCGGCGCGGCGGCCGTCGGCGCTGTCGTCAACGGCTGGCGCCTGGACGGTGCGCACCAGCGCGCGCTGGCCAGCGAGAAGGACAAGCGCGTCGCCGTCGAGAAGCTGCTGGACGAGCAGAGCGCCGCAGTCGATAAGCTGGGCGCCGAGAGGCGCGCGGCCGACGAGCGCCGGCAGGTGGCCGAGAAGTTCGCCGCCACCGCCATCGCACGCACGCAGACCCGCGCCACCGCCGTGGCTACCAGCCAGGCGCCGGATTGCAGCGGCGTGATGCGCGAGGCCTGGGAGGGCTGGAAGTGAGGGCGCTGATCCTGTGCCTGCTGCTGGCGGGCTGCGCGGCCGAGCGGCAGAAGGTGCCGCTGCCGGTCGCGGTCGGGTGCGTTGGCAAGGTGCCGGTGCGCCCGGTGAACACGTTCGGCGCTGGCGCCTACCCGGGCGACAAGGCCGCCGCGCAGGCTGCGCTGATTGACGGCGCTGCCTGGGAGGGCTACGCCCTGAAGCTCGAGGTGGTCATCGCCGGCTGCCCAAGGAAGTAGGGGAGAGGCGCGCCCGGGCCGCCCATGCACGTGCCCATCTGATGGCGGCCCGGCGGGTCTCGTCATTCTCGGCAAGGATGAACCGGTCGAGAGCAAGGGATGACCTGTGGCGCGCGTAAGCGCTGGCAGTCAGGAATGGATGTCGCGTCATGGCCCGGATGCTAATGAAGCGTCTCATCCGACCAGGTCACCGCGAGGGCCTGTTCAACCACAACTTCATTCGTCATCGACTGAAGTGGAAGTTCTGCATCCGGCGCAAAGGCGATGATCTGGCAGTGGTCGGGGTCTGCCTGGTTTAGGCGAAGCCACTCTTCGCGTGAGACGGTCTGGCCTGTCGGTACCGGCAGCGTGATCCAGAAGCCAGTTTCGCGCTCCGCGATAACCTGGTAAAGGTCGAGCATCGTATCCATGTGAGCACCCTCGCATCCTCATGATGGGATGAGCTTACGACTGCAGGAAGCGGGTGTCACGAGTTGCCGTGCGCGACCATGCGCAGTGCATAGTTGTGCCGCAGTCGAGTTCGCTGCTGTGTCAACGTCATGCATTGGGCTTAGACTCTGGGCTGTTTGTGCGGCAGAATGGGGCAACTTCACTTCATTGCGCTGAGAGGCAACTATGAAGACGTTCCTGTTGGTGGAGCAAGCGGCGCAGACGCGAGAGGTAGTCAAATCCATGATCCAGAATCTCGGCCACCATGTAGTGGCGGTCCCGGATGCGCTCACGGCGCAGCAGATCATGAGCTACGTTCTCTTCGACGCGGTGTGCACGCCGTACGACGACAGCCTCATTACCGACGCGGAAAGAACGAGCCCTCCGACCCGGGTGATCCTGCTGCTCGATAAGCAACTTGACTCCGAAAAAATCATTCGGTTCGACAGCTTTCTGTCCAAGCCATTTTCGACATCGACGCTGCGTGACGCAATCGAGACTGCGCTTGCCCATGCAGCATAGCCCAGGCAGTCTGACGAAAAAAAAGCCCGATTGCGGTCGGGCCAGAAGTACAACTTCGGAAGCGCAATAATACGCGGCAATTCTTTGTGATGTCGCAATCGGGATTAGGCCCCCGCGTCTCGCCGCAACGGCGCCACGGTGGCGCTGGTCGGCAGCTTGCCGCAGTAGTCGGCCCATACCTGCATGAGCACCTTGCGCTTTTCAATCAGGTCGCCGCGCCGGTAGGCCGCTTCGACCTTGTCCGGCAAGCTGTGGGCCAGGGCGTGCTCGCAGACCTCGCGCGGGAACGAGTTGCCGACCGACTCCGCGCACCAGTCACGGAACGTCGAGCGGAAGCCGTGGACGGTGATCTCGTCGCGCTCCATGCGGCGCAGCACCGCCGTCAAGCTCATATCCGACAGCGGCGCATCACCGCGCTGGCCCGGGAAGATGTGCTCGCCGACCGCCGGTAGAGAGCGCAGCAAGGCCAGCGCATCCGTTGACAGCGGTACCCGGTGCTCGCGCCCGGCCTTCATCCGCTCGGCTGGCACAGTCCAGACCGCTGCATCCAGGTCAATCTCATTCCAGCGCGCGCCGCGTACCTCACCGGATCGGCCGGCGGTCAGAATGGCGAACTCGACCGCGCGCGCGGCGCTGCCGGCGCGCTGGCGCAGGTCGACCATGAAGGTGCCGATGTCCTGCCAGGGCAAAGCGGCATGGTGCGCGACCTTCGCGACCTTGTTCGGGTCCGCCAGCAAGTTATCCAGGTGGCCGCGCCAGCGCGCCGGGTTCTCGCCTGTGCGGAACTTGCTCACCGTGGCCCAGTCGAGGATGTTCTCGATCCTGCTGCGCAGCCTGGTCGCCGTCTCCGTCTTCTCCTGCCAGATCGGCTGCAGCACCTTCACGACCAGCGCGGTGTCGACGGCTGCCACCGGCAGCTTGCCGATGATCGGGCTGGCATAGGTCGCTATCGTGCTTTCCCACTGGGCCGCGTGCTTGGCGTTCTTCCAGCTGCCACGATGCGCTGCGATATACTGCTCAGCGCAATGGTCGAACGTGACAGTCCGCGCGCGCTCGAGAGCGGCGTCGAGCTTCACCGCGTTGCGCGCTTCAAGAGGGTCGGTCCCTTCCAGCAGCAGCGCGCGGCACTCCTTCGCTTTGTCGCGCGCCTGGGCCAGGCTCACGGTGTGCAGCGGGCCGAGCCCCATCTCGCGCTGCTTGCCGCCCATCCTGAAGCGGAAGATCCAGCTCTTCGTGCCAGCCTTGGCGACCTGCAAATACAGCCCGGCACCGTCGTTGTAATAGCCCGGGGCACTGGCGCGTGTCACTGCCAGCGCACTAAGCTTTTCGACTGTCCTTGCCATTCTCTACCCCCACCTGTACCCACACACAATAGGCGGATTGTACCGGAAATTAGCGAACTAAGCCGGACAATCGTTGAGCGGATATTCTAGGAAAATCAAGGACATACGGACTCAGGCGGACGATTCCGGATTCTACTCCGGCGGACCCTCTCTCCGCCAAGAATTCCCACTGTACCTAAGTGCCTGATTTTAAAGCGTTTTCCGGCCAATCCTTTCCCCTTGTTGGAGTAGCGATTTGGAGTAGCGGAAAACGCTTTTTTTCATTGCTTGACGCCTTCGATTGCTGGCGCATCCGGCATGTCTTGAACCCGGTTGCCTTTCTTCAAGTTCTCCAAGGGCGTAAGCAAGCGCAGGTTGTTTGCCACGTGCAAGCCGCACACGGTTTCGCCCTGCAAAGGGTAAATGTGATCAACGTGCATGCCTGATGCCGCTGCCTCGGTATATAGCCGTTCGACCAACGACAAGTCAGCCCAGGTCGGGATGGCGTTCAAAAGCTTCGCCCGGTGTTTCGCTGCATAGGCCGCGTTCTTGCCTTGGTTGGCGCGTTCCAACTCGCTATTGCGTTCGGCTAGTTCGTCTTCGTGGTCTGCCAGCCATTCTGCGTAAAGCTTCGCCTGCTGCGCCTGTTTTGATGGGTCAGGTCGATACCGTTCGTTCATCATTTTCAGTGTCATATCACGCAAGCCGCTTCTACGCCCCTTTACGCCGTGCGTCAAGAAAAGTAGGCGGCCCCTCATAAGATCAATTTGCACGTTCCTGAACGCCCTTGGGACGCTCCATGGAACCCTCTGAATCAGAAGTCCACAACGGCTATGACAGGCTCGTATGGCTTGGTTTCAAGGTCACTAAGGGTTTCCCGCAGGGTATGGATGAGCTTCCCAAGATTCTCAGGGTCCAGCGTGCGCCCGGTGTTTCGGACATTGTGGATAGCGGCCTCGGCCTTCGTGAGCCGTCGTTCCATCATCTTTGCTTCCCGATCAAAATCGGTGTCGTCGGGTGAGCCGTTCGCCATTTGCTGATACTGTTCAAACAGGCGGGGATAGTCCGCTTTCATCCAGTTCCGAGTGGTACTGAACGGCTTACCGATCCTCTTGGCAATCTCTCGATAGGGCATCAGGCCCTTGCCCCCGTTGCCCAGTACGTGCTGGCGCGTGTCGATGAATGCCCTAAACACCTCTCGTACTTCCTTAGACTTGAGCGGCAAACCATGTTCGGTGTTCGCCTTGGCCGCGTACCAACGTGCCTCGTCAAACGTCATTTCCGAAACGTCCGCCCATATCAGGAATTGATTATTTGCGAGTGCAGCGGCGACCCGATGCCAGCCGTCTACGAGATACAGGGAACCGTCGATATGCGCCAGCGTAACCGGGGGGAATTCGGCGTCAGCGCGCATGGCCTCGGCGTACTTATGGACAGTACGGGGATCAACCCGTTGACGGACTTGAAGGGAATCGTCCCTGAGAATGTCGTGAATCGGAACCCGCTGGGGGCATCGGGAAACGGAATGGTTTGCCTTGGTAATCCCAAGGTTAGAAAGTGCGGAATTGTGGGCAATGCTGGACGGTACAGGCGTGACAGTCTTCGTCATAGTAAAACCTATGTCTATGAGCGAAGGTCATTTCGGTTCCAGCAATAGTGGTGAACATCCAATGAACTTCAGATCGTGCGGTTCCTGCGAACGCCGCACATCAACGGTAGGGGCTAGTCTTACCGGCGAAAACACCTTCAAAGCATCAAACGCAGGTGCTCAGGTGGCGCGAGGGGATTATTGCGCCCTCTGCCAATCCACGCAATGTTGTTTGGGCAACCCAACGATGGTGTACGGGCGCGGTTTTGTGTAAGCCGTTGATTCCTAAGGGATCGCATCCAATATCTAGTCGGAACTAACGTGGCGTCAAAGTTACACAGTCCGGGCAGCTTGACGAAAAGACGACCCTTGTATGCCCTACAAAAAAAATGCACAAAAAATAGGCAGAGACAGTTTTCTATTACGAAGTAATACCTACCGCTTGCTTCCGTTTTTGCCACGTTTCCAAAGCAAAGAGCGTCACCGTATGGGCGGCATGAATTGCAAGTCTAGCGTGCCGCGGTTCCAGCTTGTAAATCTTGGTCCCCGCACCATGTGCAGAACTGGCATGAGTCCGTAAAGCCCCAATGCCTTCGACCGTTGCTAACAAGCCTGAAAGAATCGTTTGCAAATCTTGGTCTTGAACTACGCTAGGGTCAAAACCCAAGTCTTTGCGGACGACGCTCCATACCGCCTTTAAGTCTTGTTTCGATGGGGCTGTTAGTTCATTCTCGGTAATGTAAACCTTGCAAAACGACTCAAGAATATTGCTTGCAGCAGATACCGCTTCCCTAGGTTCGCTTTCAACTTTAGCAAGTGCCCGATTAAATTCTTCGTTCACTGCGGCGAAGTCGAATGCGGTAAGCAGCTTTTCAAGGGTCTGTGACGGCGCAGCCAGCAAACCAGTGATCTTTCCCCCTTTAACATATTGTAGCTCCGAACGAGTAAGCGCGGTTTCTAGTCGTTCAACGGATTGCTTTAGAGCGTCTTGGTTCCAGTAATCGGGTACGGCTTCCATATACTTTTCAATGATTCTGCCGGCAACCAGCAATGGTTCGACCGAGCTATCCTTATTCACTTGCCTTAACCATTCCTGCGCTTTTACATGCTTGCTGCCTTCTGGCGGGTCTCCAGGCGCGCCAGCGTACATGAACAGGCTGTCGAGGCTTGCATGGGTTTCTTGCGACGATACAACATCAGCAATGGTCCCCAGCAATGGGGCAGGTATCAGTTGACGCATGGTCCTTGACTCACGTTAATGTTTTGTCACATTCTAGCTCAAGACAGCGGCACGTTGCGATGACTCAACTTCGCAAGTAGGCGTCTTTTTCCGCACCCAACTTCAGATGGATGCTGTCGAGCCCACAATCTACCCTGTGATTCCTTAAAGACAAACTTACACAAAATACCCATGACAAGTAAAACGTTATCTAAGTATAAATGGAAGCGGCTTGCGACAGAAGCGTTGCTAAACGCCTTACGACTTCATAAAGATGCTGTGACGCTTTTTCAGGTCGGGTCTTATCCGTCTGCCTATCAACTCTCTGTATTGTGTCTGGAAGAGTTCGCCAAGGCCAAATGGGTAGAACACTACTATTATTCATGCATCACAAATACAGGCTTCCCCCCTGCAGACTTTGAACAAGGGTTTTTGAAATTGCTTTACATGCATGGCGAGAAACAGTACGCGTTCATTGCCCGTGATTTGTTTGAGTACCCGCCAGAATTTGCTGATTTTATAAAAGGTGGCGGATTAGACCGCCGAAAACAACAAGCTACATACGTTGGGCTTGAAAAGACCAGGAAAGAAGTTGATGTTGGCGGCCGCATTTCAGTGCCTAGAACAATTGGCATGAAGGAAACCAGACGAGTAATTTCATGGATTAACGCAGAGTTTCTTTTTGTCCACAAAAACTTAAAATATCATGAGTATTACTTTGGGATCGACGAAATGGACACCGCCATGTTGTCTACGGCAGCGGACATTATTTTTGAGTGGCCATACAAGTCAAGGCTAAGGTCACGAAAACATCAGGTCGCGCATCATGCACGGCATGCAGAAGAGTATCGAATCGCCCAGCAGCAATGGCTGGCTAGAAGAAGTAACGCAGCCGCTGAGGGGACACCAAAGGAAGAGAATATCTGTCTGCCTAAGTAATCATCGTTCATTGTTGGGCTGTCATATGGGTATACCCCAAGCGAACCAAGGAACCATGGTTCGGTTTTGGTTCGATAATTCATGTTTCCTAACCCTAATCGAACCGGTATAATGCGAACCATCCAAATCGAACTGAAGGGTTCTAACGATGTTTGTCCGTGCCTACCTGCGCGCATCTACAGCAGAACAAGACGCCAGCCGCGCCAAAGCTGATCTTGATGCCTTCGCATCCGAACGCGGCCTACGTATCGCAGCGTATTACGTTGAGAACGAATCAGGGGCCAGCCTGCGTCGCCCCGAACTGTTCCGGCTGCTGTCGGACTGCCACGCTGGCGATGTGCTGCTGATCGAACAGGTAGACCGCTTGTCGCGCCTTGATGCCCAGGATTGGGAAAACCTGAAACGGGAACTTCAGGCGCGCAAGGTTCGTGTCGTTGCGCTTGATTTGCCTACGTCTTGGATGATGACCAGCACCACGGATGAAATGACCGCACGCATGATGGACGCCCTGAACGGGATGATGCTGGATATGCTGGCCGCTATCGCGCGCAAAGACTATACGGATCGTCGCAGGCGTCAACAGCAGGGCATCGAGAAGCTGAAAGCGGAAGGGGGCTACAAGGGCCGCAAAGAAGACGTAGAGCGCAACGAAGCGATCATGACCATGCTGCGCAGGGGCGATAGCTGGAACCACGTAATCGCCGCTACAGGCTGTTCACGGTCTACCCTTGCCCGACTGGCCCAGCGCGTCCGCGAGACGAAGGAAGCTGCATAGAACGCGCCAGCGGGGGCTAATGTCGGATGCCCCCATGGCTGTATTCGATTCGGCAGTTTCGCCATGGGTTCCGCAGGCGCAGGCTAAGTCAGCGATGCGGTAGACGCGCTGGACAGGTAGCGGCTGAGTAGCCTGCCTTTTTTCCTGTCTGTCCAAAGTACCCCCCCCGGTGGTTCGCCTATCGGACGAATTAAAAAAAGGGGTTAAAGGTCGATTTCTATTGTTGTTGTTGGACTTTCAACGAGTGCGCGCGTTTTCTGTACGCATCCCGCTAGGGTCAAACAGCGGGGTAGGCGATCTTATGCACTGCATCCCGTTTCTGCTGCATGCTGGACCCGCCCGAATACAGCCCGTAGGTGATCGTCTTTTTTTCGTGGCCGAGAATGTCAGATGCCACCCCCTCGACTACCCCCGCCTGTTCAAGCAAAGTTCCCACGGTCTTGCGAATACTGTGGAATACCTTGTCCCGGCCCTTGAATCCCATGTCGGTCTTGAGCCTGCCAAAACGCTTCCCAAGGGCTTTGCCCCGTTCGCCGCGTGCGTCGATGTTCAGGCCGTGAATCACGTATTCGTCGCTACGGTCGGCCACTAGCGCGGAAAGGATCGGGACCAAAACAGGGTGCATGGGAACTTCGCGTACCGCCGCCTTTGTCTTCGTACCTTTGAAATGGATGACTTCTTCATTCAGGTCAAGCGCGGCTTTTTTCAGCATTGCCAGTTCTTCAATCCTTGCGCCCGTAAACATGCCCAACGTAATCAATAAGGAAAGTTGCGCATCCGCCTGCGCTACAGGGGACCGCAGGAACTCAACAACTTCCCCGGCCGTAAAGGGCTTGACTTCGTTCTTCTTGGTAGCGGACTTCGGGACAGCCAGCTTCGCATGAGTAAAGGGGTTTGGGTCACGCGGTACGATCTCGTATTCGACCAAGTAATTCCAGAACGTTTCCGCTTGGCCGATCATGCGGGTGATGGTCTTTGCCGCAAGGTTCTCGTCGTTTGCCATAGCGTCAACCCATAGCTTCAGGTTCTTCGGCGTGACTTCCTGATCATTGTCAAACCGCTTGAGGAAGCGTTCAACTGCGGCCTTGTAAGCTACTTGGGTCTTGATGTTATGGTTACGGTACTGTTTGAGGTAGTCGTCTTTGTGGTCGGCCAGAACGACCCGACGACCGATAGCGACTTCAAACGCTGCTTTGGCTTCGGGCACAGTGATTTGGCGGTCCTGCACCATGCCTTCCAACTGGTCGATCATGATGCCCTCGGCAACTTCCCTGTCGCTGGGAAGGTCATCATCAACAGGTTTGGCACTGGCTTGACGAAGTTCCTTGGCCCATTCCTTCGTCCATTCCCGAACGTTCAGGCCAGTCCGGGCGGTATAGATTTCGCGCTTCCATGCGGCGACCATTTCCGCACCAATGATTGCTGCTTTCCGCTTATCCCCCGTACCTGTAGAACCCCATAGTTCCGACTTGTTGCTGAACTTGCTACGCACGTCTTTGGGGATGACAAGACGAGCGTGATACGTCGAGCCTTGAAGCTTCAGGTTTGCCATGCAAAATGGGTTTTGGAGTAGAAAGTTGGAGTAGTCTAACCGGCTGAAACCCAGCAGCCAAGCGGTTCATAGGGGAAATGTGGTTTCCGTCCGACAATCCCCCTCTCTCCGCCAAGATCCCCAAAAGCCCCAATCAGGGGCTTTTTTGTTTTCTGCCTCCACTCAGACTCAGTCGCATGCAACGCATTGCGTTGGTCCCAAGATGGGACTACTATGTACAGATGCGCATACTTTCTCTTCCTACGCTGCGCGCTTTCTACGACCAGCCGGCCTATGCGGACGCGAAGCAGGCACTGCTTACCTGGCATGGGCATGTGCTCAAGGCCAAGTGGCGCGACCCTGCTGACGTCAAAGCTGACTTTGGTACGGCAAGTATCCTCAAGGAAGGTCGCGTGGTCTTCAACATAGCTGGCAACAAGTACCGCCTGGTCGCGTCCATTAACTATCCGTACGGGATTGTTTTCGTGGAATTCGTCGGTACGCACAAACAGTACGACGCAATCGACGCACAAACGATCAAGGGCCATCATGGACATTAAACCCATTCGAACTGAAGAAGATTACTTCGCTGCACTCGGCGAAGTCGAGTCGCTCATGTCTGCCGAGTTCGGAACGCCTGAAGGTGACCGACTCGACGTCTTGGCTACACTGGTTGAGGCGTACGAAGCAAAACACTATCCAATAGAAGTAGCAGACCCGATCGAAGCGATTAAATTCGAAATGGAGCGCAAGGGTCTTACAGTCAAGGACCTGGAGCCGATGATTGGCCGCACTAACAGGGTGTATGAGGTTTTGAACCGTGTGCGACCGCTCACGCTTCCGATGATCTGGCGTTTGCACGATGGCTTGGGCATTCCTGCCGAGATCCTGATCCAGCCACCAAAGTCTGCGACCTGATGATTGGTAGACCGTTCGGTGTTTCGTGGACAAAGGCAAGTCATCCCTCAGCTTTTCGTTTCTGACCCAGCGGTCTGCCTGATTGGCCCTTCAAGGACCATACTCACCATTAAGCTCGTCAACATGTTGTTCAGGGAGAGCAGCAATGGAGATTGTCACCGCAATGTTGTTGATGATCGTCCTGTTTTACCAGTTCTACGCGGTTCCGCTTGGCGTGCTGTTCATCTTTCTCCTGACACGCCGCCTGCTAAAACGTCATACACCCAGCTCAACAGCAGGCATCGTCTTTGCATGGACCATGGCCATTTTCATGCCTTTGCTCACACCGGCGCGCAGTATTTTTTCCGACATCTATTCTCCGTGGTACCTCGCACTACTGATGACACCTCCGGCGCCAGAATTCAGGATTGCTCCACTGATCACGAGCATTGTAATTGCCTCGGTGAGCATCTGGGTTGCGGTGATTGTTCATAGAAAGTAGACACGCTTCTCAGCGACTTTTGAGGATTGGCGGGGCTGCCCGTTTGATGTCTACAGTCGTCCCCTGAGCGACCGCCCAGGCTGATACACCACCCGCCCAATCACACTGAACTCCCCACTGCGCGCATTCACTGGCCCGAAGTCCGGATTCACCGAATGCAGATACCACTCCCCATTGCGCTTGACCATCTGCTTCACGCAGCAATCGCCATCGAAGTTCAGCGCATACAGCTCGCGATTAACCAGCTTCTTGTCGGTCGGATCGATCACGATCACGTCGTCTTCGAACATCAGCGGTTCCATGCTCTGGCCGCGCACCTGGATTGCAATCAGCTTGTCCGGATTGAGCTTGCCGCGCTCGATGTCCGCCCGTGGAATCCGGATGCTGCCGCTATCCTCGACCACGGGTTCGGTGCCGAACCGTGCCACGCCGGCGCGCAGTTTCAAGGTGACCAGCCGGACTCCGACCGTGTCCGCGTCTTCCGATTGAAGCACGCGCCTGGCCCTGGCCAGCACGCCATCATTTGCCGCAACGCCGTCCGGCATGGCGGCCGACACGTAGCCGCTTAACTGTTCCTGCAAACGGGGACTGAAGTCCGCCACAGTGCATCCCATGACTGAGGCGAACCGCGTCGCGGCGCCGACATTCAGGGGAATGCGCCCGTTCAGGTATTGGCTGAGCGCACTCTGATTGAAGCCCAGCAGTTCACCGGCCGCCTCTTGCGAAGCAGGGTGGCCGGCGTCCTTTTGGCGCTTCTGCCATTCGACGAAGCGCTGCTTCAGGCGCGCAGCATCGTCGAGCTGCGCTGGGGTGAGGGGAAGGGCAGGCATGCGCGTAAAGGATGGTAAAAATTGCATTCTACAATTAGTCAGACTGCTGAACAAGAAAATTAGTCAGACTGTTGACCGTTTTGATTAGTCAGACTAATATTAAGTCATGGGAGGCGTTTGAGCGAGCGCAAAGTTAGGGCGATTTTGCAGCAGGACATGCTCCGCGCACGCCGTCGCGTAGTTGAACTGGCCAATGCCGGCGCTGGGCGGAGGCTGTTTTGGGCGCATACAGCACGGCCCGATCGAAAGGCATGCAATGAGCAAGATCACCGTACCGGAATTCAGCAGCTATGCCGGCGCCATCAGCGCGGTCTGTGCATCGCTGACACTCACCGATGTCGGCGTTGCCGTCGGCATCGGCACCGCCGTCCTCACCTTTGTCATGAACGCCCTCTACATGCGCCGCAAGGATGCGCGCGAGCAGCGCCAGGCCGATCTCGACGCGCGCGAAAGCGAAGCGCGCCTGGCGGCGCTTGGCATCCAGCCATGAACCGCCAGGCTGGCCAACCAGTCAGACGGACCTGAGCTTGGCCACCAGGCCACTGCCAAGCACCGCCAGCAGCGCGATGCCCGCCGATACATAACCAACGTAACCCGCGCCCCAGGCCGACACGCTCAGGCCCCCGATCATGGCGCCGAACGCAATCCCGCCATTCGCCGCCGACACATTGATCGTACCGGCCAGCGCCTGCGCCTTGGCCGCCGCCTTCATCACGCGGATCTGGCAGATCGGGTACAGCGCCGTATTCGCAATGCCCCACAGCGCCAGGGCCAGCGCGAACCACAGGCGCGAGCCAACCAGCGCCATGCTGGCCGCCATGCCCAGTGCCAGCAGCGCGCTGAACAGGGCGGTGGTGGAGAGCGGCTTGCTGTCCACCCAGCGCCCGCCCAGCCAGTTGCCGAACAGGCCGACGGCGCCAAAGCCCATCAGCCACCAGCCCACCTGGCCTGGTGCGATGCCGGCCGACTTTTCCAGCGTCTCGGCCAGGTAGGTGTAGCCCGCGAACATCGCCGTGAACACCAGCACCGACAAGGCGACGTTCGCCAGGAAGAAGGGGCTTTTCAGGATCGCGGCCTGCTCGCCGATGGCTACCTTGCCGGCTGCGCGCACCGTCGGCATGCTGATCTGGATCAGCACCGCGATCACCAGCGACAGCACGGCCAGCAGGGCAAAGGCGCCGCGCCAGCCGATGGCGTTCGAGGCCAGGGTGCCGAGCGGAATACCGAACAGCATGGCGGCCGAGATGCCGAGGTAGACCGTCGCCACGGCCTTGCCGCCGCGGTCCGGCCCGG